CTTGCCATTGTAACTACACCTGATAAGGATAGCGGAGCTTGTGATTTTGCAGATGAAATTTCTGACGCAGATGATGTTGTATCTGACCTTGCTGATACAGAACTTCATTCAAGTTATGCTGCTACTTATTATCCTTGGTGCAAGTATGAAGATGATGGTGAATATATTTGGTTGCCTCCGACAAGAGATATTGTAAGAAATATTGCTGAATCTGACAATAGAAATACTACTACGAATTTGGCTCCTGCTGGTATTTCAAGAGGTAAGATTAGTTCTGCTATTAGAGCAAGAAAGAACTTGAAGCTTGCTGAATCTGATACGTTGTATGAGGCAAATATCAATCCTATTAGAACATTTGCTCAGGAAGGTATTGTGGCATTTGGTCAGAAGACTTTGAGAGAGGAAGATGATTTGTTGAATAGAATTGACGTAAGACGTTGCGTTCTTAGACTTAGAAAGCTCATTGCTATTGGTACATTGAGCCTTGTATTTGAGCCTAATGATGCGGGTACAATTAAGAATTTCAAGTCAATTGTTAATGGTATTCTTGACCAGTTTGTTACCAATAGAGCCATTGAGAAATATAAGCTTGTTGTTGATGAATCTGAGGAAGCTAAGGATAGACATGAAATAAATGCAACATTGTATATCAAGCCTATTGGTGCTGTTGAATATATCAACATTGGCTTCGTAGTTACCAACAATGGTGCTTACTTTGACGATTAATTTTCTGTAAATTAGTTATATTGAGAAAGATTTGAGGTTGGAATATACTTCAAATCTTTTTTGTTTTGATATTTATATTTAAATGATTATATTTTATATATGAAAGATTATAATAAGTATATAAAGAAATGGCAAGATTCAACCATTAAGATGAATGAGGCAATTCAGAAGGATAACTTTGAGTTGGCTGATAAACTCTTAAAGGAATCAATCAATGCTTATTCAAGATATAAAGAATGCTGTGAATACCCTTCTTCAAACAGAGAGAAAACTTTTGGTGAGTTGAATTATATGTTTGAATCTGAACTTCCGAGATTGTATAAGGAAGATAGAAAAGCATTAAAGGAATGTACCAATTTTGTGTTAGCTGATAATAATTTGCGTTCTCAGTTTAATTTCTTGGATTCACTTAGAAATTATAATTGTGAGGGAGATTCAGCAAGATATGTAACAGAATCGGTTAAATTAGCCAGTGAGAAAATCAATAGAAAGTCACTTAAAGAATCAATTAAGAAATATGCTGATTTATTGTCAAAGCATGAGATTGGTGGATATACTCTTGATGAAGATACTGTAAAGTTCTATAAGGATTGTGAGAGAGTATTATGTGAACAAAAGAATCTTTCAAATTTAACAAATTATACGAATTCAATTAACTCCATTGCTTCTTATATTGAGAATCATAAGGCTCCTGTTATTGAGAGCAAGGATAAGGTGAAAACCATGTCTGAGGAATTAAATAAGAAGATTGCAAATCTTTCTGAAGAGGAACAATCACTTGTTAAAGATATTATTGATTTCAAGGCTCCAATGGTTGAGGCAAAGAGAGAGAAGTTATTCAATTCATTAAAGAATGAGTGCTTAAATACGATTAGCAAGCTGAAGAATGAATCCTCTAATAAAGATGAGATTGATGGTTTAAATACTATTAAGGAACAGATTGAAAGTAGAATCTATTGTAAGGAAACAATTGTTCAAGATGTCGCAAAACTTTTAGAAATTAGAGACATATTAAATGATAAGTGATATGGCACATGGTGTAATGAGATTGAATGAGGCTCAATTTAAGCAAGTTATTCGTGAAAGTGCTCAGAGAGTTGTTAATCAAATTCTTGAAAGTTTTGATGATGATTTTGAGTGGCAATTGAGAGATAGAAAAGATAATTTGAAAGATTTATCAGATATCTTAAATGGTTCATATCCAGGTAAGAACTATTCTTGCAGAATTAATGATGATGGTGATGTAGAAGCCATTGATGATGAAGGAAATCCTTATTATGGAAGTATTGAGCAATAAAAAATTTTAATATTTTTTGATTTATCTATTGTATTTCTCTTAAAAAACATTATATTTTAAATAAGAATTAAGATATAATGAATAAGAAAAGAAGTACAGTATATTCATCTAATGATTTAAATATATCAGACAATGTTATTGTTAAGGTTAAGACAATGAATGTGAATAATCCAACGGTAATTGAGGTTGTACTTTCATTTATTGCAATACCTAATGATAAAAGATTTCCAAGCGAATATATACGTTCAATTAACGAGATAAAGAAAACCTATTTCAAGGCTTGCTATGAATATAATCATTCTCGTGGAGAAATTTATAGAAGTGATTATATTATTGATTTCAATTTTACATCTGCAAATTTGAAAAAAGACTATAATAAGAGCGTTAGCATGTCTTTATATTTAAGGCAAAAAAGCCATTTACAAATTAACGAATTAGAATCTGATATCGTGGAGACTTTTCGTTCTTTGGTTGACAAAATGATAGATAAGTGTAATTGTGAGAATTTTAAGTGTAGTAAAGTTAAACTAAAGAAGAATAGTCAAGAGAATGAGAGTCGTAATTGATTCTCATTTTTTTTATTTTATAGTAATTATATTATTTAATATTCAAAAATCATCTTTTGCTATATTTATATTATATAATAATTTATAGAGATATAATGAAGAAGAAGCTAAACACTTTAAGTGAGGCCATCAATAATTTCAATTTAGCAAAAAATATATTGAGAGAAGATTATGGTGTTGGGCCTCGTGAAGAATATGAGGATGAAGAAGGTGGATATCCTGAGCAAGGCCCTGATTTAGCTCATTATAGAGGTGGCAATGACCGTATGCAACAACAGCAAGGTCAGAATCAGCAACAAGGTGGTAATGAAGAAAACACTGATATGAATTTATCAAAGAGTGATGAGCGAATTGCTCAAATTAGAGAGATTGCTCTTGATGGATTACAGGATTATGCACAAGATGTAGATTGTGAAGCATATCAATTCTATAAGAAGATTTGGCTGATGTGTGATAAGGCAGTTTCTGAAAAAGATAGTGCATCTGGTGCTGGTGGTGTATAAAAAATTACATTACAACTATTTATTAAGTGAATATAATTACTAGTAAAATATATAAAAATGGCAGATTTGCTTTTAAATGCACCAATTCAATATGAACCGCAAAAGCAAAATAGATTCATATTTAGATTTCCCTCTGATTTGGGAATTCAGGAATGGTGGGTTTCAACTGGAGCAAGACCAAAAATCCAAATAGAGACTACTCCTATACCGTTCTTGAATACAAAGACTTATGTTGCTGCTAAGTACGAATGGCAAGCAATTCCGATTACTCTTAAAGACCCTATTGGCCCTTCAGCTTCTCAGGCAGTTATGGAATGGGTGCGTCTTATTGCAGAATCTGTAACTGGACGTATGGGCTATGCAGCTGGTTATATGAGAGATGTTGAGCTTGATATGCTTGACCCTACGGGAGCAGTGATTAGCAAGTGGATTTTGAAGAATTGTTTCTTAGCTGATAATGTGGATTTTGGTCAGTTGTCATATGATTCTACGAATATGGCTGAAATTACACTTTCGCTTCGTCCACAATATTGCATATTGGCATATTGATTTATCAACAATAAAAATTTATTCCTTTTTTATTATTTTCTTGTGCTGTGCCCTTTGTGAAAAGTGTACAGCATTTTTTATATTGGCTTGAATTATTTGATAAAAACGTTATATTTTAAATAACGTGATAGTTATATGAAACAGGTAACGAGAGATAGAATAAAACCTATTGACAATGGGTCTAAAAAGCAAGTAAAGAAAAAGAAACAAACGGATGATTTAAGACTTCCTAAGTTTCAAAAGAAAACAAGAGCAAAGAGAACACATCCTGCTTTCGGTACTTCTAAGTTAGAACAAGATTTTGCAACAGATTTCTTAGATAAATTAGGAGTGAGATATACTTGGCAATTTGAGGCAAAGGAAATAAAGAGGTTTTTCGATTATTATTTACCTGATTCAAATCTTATTATTGAAATAAATGGTTCATATTGGCATGGTGATTCAAGAATATATGAGCAAACAGAGTTAAATAGAACACAGAAAAGGAATATTAAGGTTGATGAATATAAAAAAGAATGGGCATTATTGCATGGGATTCCAATCATGTATATATGGGAAAAAGATATTAGAGAGAACCCAAAGAAAGTAATGCAAGATTTAAAAGAGAGATTATTTATCGAAGATAAAAAAGTTGAGATAAAGAAAGAGAAAAATAAGAGGCATAAAAATAATTTAAATAATCTATGAATTTCAATATATATTTACCTTATTCATCATATGAACAAAGTAATGTGGATTTAAGTAATTATTATAAGAATCCACAAGACTATATGAATGCATTGCAACATGAAGACGATATGTATTCGATGGCAATTAACTCAGCAATGGCTGGTGGGATGATGAATCACAATAATGCTTATTATAATGGTGGAAATTATTCAAATAATCAGCAACATAATGTTGATAATGGAAATATAGCTTATGGAAAAGCTGTGTGCACATTATATTCTCCAAATGGGGCAATGCCTGAAACTGTTGATAGTATGATTGATAAATTTGCTGCCCAGAAAGAATTCCTTGTGATGGTAAATTTATTGGAATCTCAAATGGATACAGAATTTTATGAGGAATTTAAGCAATGGCAGGTTGAAACAAAGAATATATTGGATTTGGGAAAAACAAAAGGAGTGGATTTTGTTGAACAATTTATTCCAAGACGTACTATGAGGATTAGTTTTCTTAATAAATCCAATAAAGAGGTTAGATTTACGTTTGAGGATACTGAAATTGAAGAGAGAGTTTCAAAAACGAGATATATATTATATGTAAAAAGAATGCAAATATTAAAATAACATGGCAAATAATATAAAATTGAGTGAAGATGACCAGAAAAAGCTTTTAATGTTGAAAGCTTCTTTTGAAATGCATCTCAATACAAAAGAAGAATGTGTTTTAAGAGGGAAAAAAGAGAATGTTGATAGAATCAACATTATGTTAAAAGATATATACAATCAAATGTATCAAATTTCTCCGTCTTTTGCTGAAAAATGTTCTGAAAAAGCAAAAAAACAGCAGAATCAAATGTCCCATGAAGATTTGATAGTGAATTTTGATGATAATTCAAGTGTTTTTGATTCATTGAATAAGTTGGATGATGAAAAAGTAACCGAAAATAAGGTAGAAAACACAGAATTGTCATCTGTTAACGTAGATGATGACAATATTGACTTATATACGTTGTCAGATAACATTCAAGAGGAACAAATTGTGAAAACAATTCCTGAAGAGTATAAAACAGCTGAAAAAGAGGTACAAGCAGAGGAATCAATCTATAATGATGTTGATATTTCAGCTCAATATGATTTAATTCCACTTCCAAGTAAGGGAGAATGTTATAAAAACAAGACAACAAGAATCCCAGTTGGATATTTGACGGCTGCTGATGAAAACTTGATTACATCTCCGAATCTTTATGAATCTGGTTCAATTATGAATGTATTATTGAAGAGAAAGATTCTTAATAAGAGTGTAAATGTAGATGAATTGATATCAGGTGATGTTGATGCTATTACAGTATTCCTTAGAGGAACAAGTTATGGTAATGATTTCCCGATTATTGCCAATGACCCAAAGACAGGACAGAAAATTGAAGCAAATATAGACCTTTCAAAGCTTAAATATAAGTCTTTTTCATTGAAAGGTGATGAGAATGGATATTTTGACTTTACTTTACCTAAAACAAAGAGAAAGTTGAAGTTTAAGTTTTTAACCAAGAAAGAGGAAAGATTGCTTCAAAAACTTAATAAGAACGAAAATATGGGCATTGCTGCATTTGACCTTAATGATGCAATTGCAAAGATAAAAACGGCATTGCAGAACGATAAATCACTTACAGATGCAGAGAAGAACATTATTATTGATGCAAATAGTAAGCTTGAAAAGTGGTCAAAGAATTTGAATGAAGGAAAGAATGTTACACCTTATTCAAAGACGATTACAAATACTATGGAAATGCAAATTGTTAGTATTGATGGTAATACGGAAAGACAGTTTATCCATGATACTGTAATGAATATGCCCGCAAGTGATTCATTGGCGTTTAGAAGATATGTTTTTGATAATCAACCAGGCGTTGATTTTGAGGTTGAAGTAGAACGCCCTGAGTCAATGGGAGGTGGCTCATTCAAATGCTTTCTTGAATGGGATGATGCTATTTTCTGGCATATCGCCTAACTTTAATCAATTATTGAGAGAAGAATTATTCGGATGTTTCAAATATATTCATATTCCTTATTCCGAACTAATGAAAATGCCCACGAGGGATAGAAAATTCTATATCCAAAAGCATAATGAGGTTACTGCTGCTGAAAATAAGAAGAGTGGTAATACGATGGAAATTAGTGGAGAAGCAATGAATAATGTAAGTGATGGAACTTTAAATAGAGGATTCTAAATAAGAATATCCTACTTGTAATTAAATACAGGTAGGATATTTCCTTTTTATTTGATTATTGTCTTGGGATATATAAATATAATATTTTAATCCATAGGAAGCTCGCCTATTGTTCCGTATTCAATATACGCTCCAATTACAATAGTAAGGATAATCAATACAATTATGACTCCAGTTGCTATAACGAATGGGTCTTTGAGGAACCCATCAGCAAGGTGTTCATACTCATCAAGTGACATTCCCATGTAATCATCTGTTCCAGGGATTCTTTTATAGTATTTCATAATTCTTTAATTTTATGGTTATTTCTTCTTTTGTTTTGCAAATGTAAAACCTTATATTTTATAATGCAAGTATTTCGTAGTTAAAAATACTAAAATCAATATTTATTGTAATAAAAGGCTCATCATAAATGGCAAAAACAAGAGAAGAAGCGATTGAAGAATTGCTTAAATTCAATAACGACAAATACGACAAAGATACTGATACGCTTGATGAAATCAAAAATATTCTTGAAAGAATACGAGAAGGTAAAGAAAAGCATTCATTAGAGTATGTAGGTAATTTATTGAATCAAAAAACAAACATTGAGGAGTCAATTTCTCTTCAGAATGACCGTATTACTCGATTTTTGGATGAGATGTCTGCTAAATACAATGCAGATGACTTAGATACCAATATGCTTCAAGACCTCTTGAAATATAGAGAAGCTTATTCTACACTTGCCAATAAAATTGATGAGCTTAATGCAATCCTTGCTGAAAGACAAGCAGACCCTAATGCAAATCCTGCTGAAATAGCGAGAATTAAGAAAGCAATTGATGAGAATGAAACAAGACAGCTTGATGAACGTGTAAAACTTCAAGTTAAATATGGTGTTCATAGTATTGCAGATTTAGAAGCTGAAGCTTTTGAAAGTAATCCAGATGCTGTTAAGGAAGTTTATGAATATTATAATAAGATTAAAGAGCTTCAAACTGAATTAACACGAAAGGAACTTAGAGAGCTGAAAGAAGCTGAGAGAAGATTTCAGGAAGCTGAAAAGAAAGCGCAAGAGAAAAGAAATACCATATTAAATGCTATTAAGGCTGGAGTTAATGGTATTATTACTCAAGTAAAGAGTGGTGGTGATTTATGGATGAAATATAATGCTCAGGCTATTGCTGATGCAAAGAGGCTTGGAATGACTTCTAAAGAGTCAGCAAGAGCATATATGGATACCATGATGGAGAGTTCAAAAGCGCTTTCCAGAAATTTTGCGTTGACGGCTGAACAAGCTATGAAAATGCAAGAAACTTTTACAAAGGTAACAGGTAGGTCTGTAGTTCTTACATTAAATCAAATGGAGGATATTACCGCAGCATCTAAGTTGATGGGTGATGAGGTTGTATCAAGCACTATTGAGGCAATGGATAATATGGGTACATCATCTCAAACAGCCGCTGAGTTGCTTGATAAGAATTATGCAAGAGCTGTAAATAATGGGCTTGACGTTGTTAAGACAAGTGAGGCTTTTGCTAAGAATCTTTCTCTTGCAAATAAATTAACATTCAAGAATGGTGTTGATGGCATTTCTAAGATGACTATTCTTTCTCAAAAGTTGAGAATGAATCTTCAAGAAGTTGCTAATGTTGCTGAAAAGTTTAGTACAATAGAAGGTGCTATTGAAGGTTCAGCACAATTACAAATGCTTGGTGGTGCTGGTGCTATGTATGGCGGTAATCCGATGCAAATGCTTTATGAATCGTTATCTGACCCTGAAGCATTGTTTAAGAGAATGACTGATGTATTTGCAGAACAAGCAAGATTTGATAGAAGAACTGGAGAATCTGTTATTGCTCCTTTGCAACAGGCAATTATTAAAGAACAGGCAAAAGCATTGGGTATGAGTCCTGATGAAGCCATACAATCAGCAAAGCAACAAGCGAGAGTTAGAGATATTGAAGCAAGTGTTCCGTGGCTGTTAAATCAATATGGAAGAAATTCCGAAGAAATGTCAACCATTGCAAATAAAGCACAATATAATAAAGAAAAACAAGCTTGGGAGGTTAGTTATTTTACTAAGGAAGGAGAGAAAAAGACCGTTGGTGTTAATTCAGTGGATTTAACTCCTGATGTGATGGCTGATATTATGAAAGATAGTATTGAGCCAGTTGAAGACATTAGATTAAGAGTTAGAGAGATTGCATCCAATTTGATTGGAACAAAAGAAAGAAAAGATTCCATGGTAGACCAATGGAAGACAGGAATTTCACAGTTGATAAATGGTGTCATGTGGAAATTTGATAGTCTTCTTACATGGTTAAATAAGTCCGGATTGTGGAAATGGGTTGTTGGTGGTGGATTTGGAACAGCCGTAGGATTGCTTGGTTATGGTGCTTATAAGGGCGCAAGCTCATTTATGCATTATACTTTTGCAAAATGGGAAAGAAATTATATTAAGGATGGTAAAATGCCATTTAGAAATGGAAATGGTACAACTCCTGTTCCAGCTACTCCTAATAATGGCCCTTCTCCAACGCCTAATAACCCAAATCCGGCACCAACGCAGCCTGGAAATCCTAATAATCCAACTCCGACGCCAAACAATGCACCAAGAGCAAAAGGAAAGTGGTGGAAAAACGCTATAAATAACAGGAATATGGCAAGAGTTGCTGGAAAAACTTTAACAACAGCTGCTATGGTATATGAAGTATATAGCCTTGGAAAAGAATTGGAGGCAACAAATAAGAATTACGATGATAGAATAAAAGAAGCTAAAACATATGCTACAACTCGTGAAAGAGCTGAAAAAATAAGACAAGCAACGAAAGATAGAAATGAAAATGCAGGAAAATCAGTTGGTAGCACTATCGGCGGTATTGGAGGTGCTTTAGCTGGAGCTGCAATTGGAACGGCAATAGGTGGCCCAATTGGAACTGTTGTTGGCTTGTTGGCTGGTGGAATTCTTGGCGCAGCAGGTGATAAAGTTGGCGGTGATGTTGGTAAATCATTAGGAGGAATAATTGGAGGTGGAAGCAACGATGAAGCAGTTGTAACTTATCTTGAAAGTATAGATGATAATGTTAATACAATTGTTCGTGGTCGTGGACTTGCTCAGAATAATATTAACCCAACATTCGATGTTGAATATGATGCTGTTCAAGACGGAAATTTTGTTCATAATTATGTAAATCCAACATCATCTAATGATTCTTATCAACCAAGAAATGTTTCAGGGAATCTTGCATTGAATGTTGGAGGAACAATTAATTTAAATCTTGGTGGAAATAATGTAAGCCAAGTTACAGCACAAGAAATATCAAAGATGATTGCTTCAAATCAACAATTAAGAAATGAAATTGTTACTTTAGTTACAAAGACGCAATTGAGTAATGTAAATGCTGGTAGAAACGAAGGTGAAACCGCAAGAGCAATGAGAGGTACACCTGTTGGAATTGTATAATAATAGTAATTACAAATTAAGATATGTCAAAGTTTTCAGATATAGTAAAAGAATTAGGATATGAACTTGATGATTATTGGAATTCATCATGGTCAAAATTTTGGAACCAAGCATTAGCAGAAATGTCTGGTTTAAGTAATTACTATGTATTAGGAGAAAAGAAAGCAAGTCTTCTTAACAATGACCTTGAATATATTAAGAATTCAAATAATATAGTTAAGGGAACTGATAAGACAATTACAGATAAAGCGAGTTTTACTTATTATACAAATGAAGGCCCTGTTACGTATTTAGAATCAAAACCATTGCTCGCTGACCCGTCAAATGATAAAAGAAGTGACGTTGCCACTGGATTTACTTTTGTTGATGATAATAATCACAGTGAATACAATTATCAGAGTGGAAGGACATATAAAGTATTTTCAGAAGCAGAGGGTAGTGTAAATGTATTAGAAACAATAAAAAATTCTTCGTTTAATTCTGATTATGAATCATTTAATAATTCATATGGTATAAATGAAGATGTTTCTCCATTGTTAGTCCAAAAGACAGAGGCTTGGTTTAAAAAAATATCTAATGATTATATATCTAATAGATTTAAGACAGTTATTTCAAGATTTCATACAGATTCAAATGATATTGATGAATTAAAGAGTGGTATCTCTAATAGTTCATTTAGTAATACATATGGTATGTCTCATGGTAGAAATCTTTTAAAAAACGAAAAAAGTTATGAAAATGGTTATGAGAATCCTTATTGCCGTGTATGGACTTGGCATCATCAATATAATAAATTGAATGATTTAATTAGACCATTCACAGATGATGATGGTAATTTCGTTACGCAAGATAAATTGGAGGGTACATATAAATGGCATAATTTTAGAACTAAGGCAACAGAAAGTGCTGGTTTTGGCACTGGCGGAGATAGACTTGCTGAATATGGTGTAATGTATGATAATGGTGGTAAGACAAACGGATTTGTTAATATAACACCATCATGGGTTGAAGGAAACTATGATGATTCAAAGAATGTTTCCTTAAAGCATTGTATGTTCTCCATTGAAAATCTTGCTTGGCAAGGTATATTTAAAGATTATAGTGATAATCTTGAAGAATTTGGTCTTTCAAGGGAGCAGAAAGGGCCTCTTGGCGGTAGAATTATGTGGTTTCCACCTTATGATTTGCAATTCAATGAAGGAACATCTGCAAATTGGGAAGAAAATGTTTTCATTGGAAGAGGTGAACCAATTTATACATATTCTAATTCAAAAAGAAATGGCCATTTGAGCTTTAAACTCCTTATTGACCATCCCGCAATTCTTGATTATTGGGAAAGAAGGGATGAAATTAGTAATCCTGCTACAAGTGGTGTTGATGATATTGATAGCAAAGAACAAGAAATGCTAAGATTTTTTGCTGGCTGCTCAATATTAAAAGCAAGAGATATAGTTGATAATATTCATGTTCCTACAAATGATAGTAATGATTCTGAAGATTCAGATGAAAATGATATTAAAGTAGATGATGGAAGTAAGTCATTTACTTTCTATGTGTTCTATCCTAATAATTATTCTGGTGTGGATGATAGAGATGCAAGTAAACCTGTTTATGCGATAGATTATCTTATAAATGGCGTTGGTGCGCAATATAGTTATAATCATGAGAATGATGAATATGGTATTGAATTTGGCGTCAATAAAGTAAATAATTACATTTCAAATGAAGATATTATTGTTGGTGGATATGAAATGCGTGACAATGGCATTAGTATAAAAAATACGATACAAGAAGGGGATTTAATAACAGATGTTACTATTGGTGACAATACAATAGAATTGTGCAAACAAATAGACGATTCTACTAATAAATATAAGTGGGCGTATAGAGTTGATAAAGACACTGCAAAACAAGTATTATTAAATAAAACAGGGAAATGCTATGCTGATGTAAAGAGCTTTAAATTAAATTCTATTGGTTATTTATCGGCAGCAAAAAAATTAAAGTGCACAGACAAATCAATATTTAGTTTAACTGATGTTTATGTGGCTGTAAATGATGACGCTAAAAATATATTAAGTGGGTTATATAGTAGAAATAATGTTGCAACAATCAAAAAGATTATTAGTGGTGAAAATGGCAAAATAACAAATATTACTTGTTATGGTATGGCGTCATTGCAAGCTAATAATGAAAGTGAAACTGTTAATAAGAAAAGAAATGAAACATTGGCTAATAATAGAGCAAAAACCGTAGAAGAATGGATTAAGTCAACATGGAAACTTGAAGACAATGATATAATAGAGATAGGAACATGTACTGTTGATAGTGGTTCAGTTTCTACCAATAGAGATGATGTTAATAATGAATATACAAAGATGAGCCGTAATGCGAAGGTTGTTGTTAAGTATGGTGGCTCTTCAACAGCACAGGTGCAACCACAGGTTACAATAAATTTAGATGGTAAACTGGATGGAAATAGCTCTGTAATATCACAGGATATAAATAACATAGTAAGAAGTGAAGTTAATAGTGATTTATTAAAACCTAACAGTATAAATTACAATTACGATGATGATAAATCATACGCTGATTATATGGAAAGTTTACCTAAATCTGTTAGATATGATAATGAGGCAATCTTTTTTAATAGATTAACTAAAGAAGACCCATTTATGACTAAGTTGCTTAGTGATAGAATTAAGTATTTTAATCCTGTATTCCATTCAATGAGTCCTGAAGGATTTAATGCAAGATTAACTTTCTTGAATCAGTGTATGCATCAAGGTCCAACATATAGTGGTAGTGATACAAATAATGCTAATGCAAATAACTTAGCTTTTGGAAAAGCACCAGTTTGTGTGTTAAGAATTGGAGATTTCTATAATACAAAAATAATCATCAATAATCTTCAGATAAATTATGACCCATTAACATGGGATATGAATCAAGAAGGAATTGGTGTAATGCCTATGATTGCAACAGTTTCTCTTGACTTTAACTTCATTGGTGGAAGTGACCTTGGTGGCCCAATTCAAAGACTTCAAAATGCTATATCGTTTAATTATTATGCTAATACAAGTGTATATGATAATAGGTCTGAAGAGATTGAATATAATGGATTAGGAGAAGTTAAAGCATTTAAGGCTAATACATCAACAGGTAATATAATATATGATAATAATCAATCAGAATAATGGCAACGGTTTATAATAGATATAATTCATTTATTGGGGATGATGGTTCTATACAAATAGTGCCATTTATCTCCATACCTAAAAGAAGTACAGATAAATACACTTATTGGGAATTAGGTAAATCAAGAATGGATTTATTATCATATAAGTATTATGGCGATGCAAGTTATGGGTGGCTTATATTGCAAGCAAATCCTGAATTACCAAGTATTGAGTTTTTGATAGATAATGATGAGAAGATAAGAATACCTTATCCATTGGAAAGTGTGATAACTCAATACGAGAATGATATTAAGGTTTATAAGGAAATAAATGGTGAAAATTGATGGCAAATATTATACAGAACAATCAGGTTATATACGTTGAGCCAAACGCAATGGATGATATTACCACATACAAAGATTCTGTATCTGGTAGGAGTGTACGTAAGTCTGTAAGTAGTGAAGATTTATGTATTAGTGTTGAATTGGAAGTAGAAGTAAAAGGTAGAACATCTTATGGAACGGATGATGGTAATTCAGCGATTAAATTGACTTGGCAAAGCACAACAACAGGTCAATCAGTTAATTTCATGTCTGGTAGTAAAATTCATTTTGATAATGGTAATGGTGGATGGATAAATTCATTGACTACAAACTATACTGAAAATACAACAATCAATGATATTGCCAATAAGGGAACTGCTGAAATGTTTGGAATTAAATCAATTGATATTTCCTATAATAATTTCATGGTTCCACAAGTAACTATTCAATTTACTGATGTAAGAGGAACATCTTTATTTGCACAAGAAGAATTAAGACATAATCTTGTAAGTAATGGAGTTCAATATTCAGCAAATAATGATATTGAAGGTTCTTTCTTCAAAGCGTTTTTTATATTTCCTCATCCAAAGTTTACATTAAAGGTTAAAGGTTTCTATGGTGAGCCTGTTTCTTATGAATTATGTTGTAATGATGTGAGAAGTGCTTTTGATGCAAATTCTGGTAGTTATAATGTAACAGCAAATTTCATTGGGTTCGCTTTTTCATTCTTAGGTGATATTACAACCAATGTATTGTTGAGTGCTCCTTATAGTTCATATATTGGAAAGGCATATTGGGATGAAAAGATAAATAATGAATTTAAGGTTAAAGATGAGAATGGGCAATATGTATCTATGGAAAGACTTGGAGAAATTTGTAAGAAATACAAAAGTATTCAAGAATCTGTTGATAAGCAATTGTCCGAGAATAGTTTTCCTGATTTGTTAAGGAGAGAAGGGTATGATGAGAGAACAATAAAGCAAGCTGAAAGTGTTGATTTAAGCGAAATCATAAGCCAATATAATACTTGTATCAATACATTAAAACAAGCAATACAACAAAATCCTGATAAAGAACTTGGAGAAGGCGATTGTGTTATTTCAGCAGGAACAAGTAGAGCGATTTTCAGAAATTCATCTGTTGAAGATTTTGAAAAGGATGGAAAGGTGGCTCAATCTTTTAATAGACTTAAACTTTTATTATCTGATTTAGCGAAAAATAACGAGAAAAATACCCATGTGAGAACATTGGTTGATTGGTATAATAGTAAATCAGCAAACGTGGAATTGAAAATTTATCATGACTGTGATTATGCATTTGATAATGATTATATTCCAAATAGAACAAGTGCTTTTACGGATTCAAATTTAAGTAAAGCTGTTCAGGAAAAAGGTAGAAGTTATCTTAAGGATAAACAGACATATTTTGACGCTTGGGAATCAGGACTTAATTCAAAATTGTATATATATAATGATTGTGGGTTATCTACAATTATAGGTTCAATTGATACTAATTCTTATGGTGATAATGATGTGGATAGTACGAAGATTGAATTGGTTAATAAATTAACAAATAAAGAATTTAGTAAAGTGTTTAAATTCTTACCAACAGTTGAGAATATCACAAAAATCATTATGGCACATCTGGAGACATATATTTATATGATTTCTCATTGCGCTAATAGTATAATTCAATCAGGTGCCGCAAGAAATGTAGATGCTTTAGGTGTATCATTAGATGATTTTAGTGATGTAAATAGTAAACAAATTGCGCCATTTCCAGGTTTTACGAGAGTTGTAGATGAAAATGGTATAAAGAGAAGAGAAAATGCGTGGATTGGTAATACGTCACATCCAGAAAAGTTTGAAGAAATAAATTTAGTAAATGGATTGCTTGAAGGTATAGAAGGTGTATCAAGTGATATGCAATACGCTGCTATTAGTACAAGTAACGAATCGCCATTTAAATGGGAAAGAAGCTCAGCATTAAAACCTACATCATTTTTGGATTTATTTGTCTCATCAACAAGTGGTGGTAATGTATTCGGACTTAATGAAGATGGTGGGCAATTAGACTTAGATAATGTAGATTATTTGTATAAAGTTTTTGTCAATAGAGGTATAACCACATTATATACACAGGGGAAATCGAATGATAATAAATTTGCTATAGCAGCAGGTAAAGCTGATGCTGAAAATTTTTATACATATTATAGCAAGAGTGATTTAACTAAGTTAAAAAACGCTATTAAAACATTGGATATTGATAATTCACTCATTATTAAATCAAATCTTGTAAGGGAGGATGGAGATTCTTATGTGTATGTTGGCTATAATATATCTTCAACAAATAATGATACAGTTTATATTTTACCAGTTAACAATTATGCTTATGATAGTAGTGTATCAAAATATGGAACTTTTGTTGCTGCATCTAAAAAAATGACTAATTGTGATACAATTCGTTATAGACGTGAATATTCTGGTGAAGATGTGAATATAATCATAAGTAAAAATGAGTATCTTGATTATATAGACCGTTCTTTGTCATCTATAGATGATAATGATTTAAAATCGTTGTTTGTAGATAATGGCGCATCTTTCGATAGCAATAAAATATTTAATAATTTATTATATGTCACGTATATAGATGGCAATGGAATTTCCAAAATGGTTAAAGATGTAATAGGGTTTAATGAAAATGGCTCTGTAAGTAATCCAGATTCTATATCTATTGATTTTTCGTGCATATTTGATGGAAGAGCTGATTTAGTGAAAACACATCATTTTTATGCGGATTATTCAAATACTAATGATAAAAACGCTAATTATAAAAAAGCTTGTGATTTTTTATTGAATTTTGTTGAATTTTCAGATGTGGATAATAGATGTTCTATATTTCTTAATCAAGAAAATAAGAAACCATGCATTATATATATGCCAAAGGGTATGTTCTTGCAAGAATGTGCTAAGTGTTATTCATATAGAAAACTTCAAAATCAAACATATAAATCTTTAGTACTTAAGGTTAGTTATGCTGTTTCAAATTATATGGTTGGATATTTTGAGGATTGGGTAGATAATGTATTTATCAAATTCTTTAAACCATTTGAGCCAGTATATAAAGATGGTTGTACTGAAACTACTTTTCTTAATTTAATTAACTCATCAAATAAAACTGATGGTGAATTAAATACAATCTTAAATAATACATTTGAAAATGTATCTCAGTTAAATGGTGTATATAGTTTCAAGTTTACAAACAATATTTTTGCCATTGATACGAAAATAGGCTCACCTGCAATGAAGTGGCTCGTTAATGAAATGTATCAAGTTGAGACCGTTTCATTAAAAACAATTATCACTAATAGTGATGTTGTTAAAGTTAAGAAATCTGTTTTAAATTCATATTTAATCAATATTACAAGTAAATTAAATGAATTATTAGATGATAGTTCAACAGAAAGTACTGTTTCTGTTTCAATTGATTATGAAGATAATGAGGATATAAAGGTTGGTGTTTATAATTACATCAAGATGTTATATGATAAGTGGATTGCATCTGGAGAAAATTCATTCCTATATAATATGAATGCAATGTTTGAGGGTGATGATAAAATGTTTCATTTTATTGATTCTGCTTATAATCATATTGGTGATTCAATGTATGTTAACTTAGGAATGTTTGTTGATTGTCTTGTAAGTTCTCAAACAAAAGCAGGCTATCCATTATTGTCATTGTTGTCAACACTTTATTCACAGAATAAATTCCAATTCTTATGTGTTCAGAATTTTATGGATTTCAGTGACCAGGATATGCTTGAAAAAATGTTTAAGCCAATATCATATATCAATGCAAAAGAACCAAAGAACCATCAAAATTTCATTGTATTATATCCTTATGAAGCATCTTCAAAATTAGATATTCCAGATTCAGATTATCAAGATGATGGATTCTATTTGAATGATGCAACCACATATCCGATTATGATTAGTGGAAAACAACCTGATGATTATGTTGTTCCTTCATTTGGTGTTAGCTATGGTCAACAATATCAGAATTATTTTAAGAATGTTCAGGTTGATATGAGTAATCCATTATCAACAGAACAATCCATTATGGCTAAATTCTTAGTGAGTGGAGCTGGAACAGGAACGGAGAATAATGGCCCAAGGCAAATAACTATTGGCCAGGATTTATATTCAATCTATTCTAATAATTCATATACATGTACTGTAACTATGCTTGGATGCGCATGGGTGCAACCGTTGATGTATTTTGTATTATTGAATGTTCCTTTCTTTAGAGGTAGTTATATGATTGTTAAGGTTACACATCAGATTGAAGCTGGTAACATGACTACGACATTTACAGGTGTTCGTATGGCAAGAACAGCAACAAGAGCGGTGAGAAACTTTATATATTCAAATACATTGTATTCAAGAAATGGGTTTGTTTCATTGGAAGAGCAACAATCTAATAGTGTTGCCAATATATATAATACTTGCGATTATGCTTATTATTCTCCGTTAGAAAACATATATGAAAGTGAGATTGATTTGAATCAAGTTGAATCAATTAAGATTGGCGTTAATAATGGCGGAGTTTCATTAACTCATGAACAACAGAAGAATGTTAAGAATTTCTTACCAACTATCAAATCAGCGGCAAAACAACATATAACTGATGGTGTTGTTGATTGGTTTGTTGTTGCAAATATCTGTGAGATTGAAAGTTCATGGCGAGATATAATTATTACTGGTGGTACAAGAACAAGTGGTTCAAGTGCAAAAGGTATAGGACAATTCTTGTATGAGACAGCTAGAGATACAAAATATAGTAGTTATTTTCGTACAATTACAAATGATGATAATGAAGATGATAGATGTAATGCGGTGAAATCTATCAATTGTATTGCTATCTATGTAAATGAGCTTATAAAATATTTGAAAAAGAGTCAAACCATAAAGAAAGATGGTAAAACAGTTGTATCATATATTTATGATGAAACTTTAATAAATAATAAAGAAAAATTAGGTGTAATTGTATGTGCTGGATATACAAGTGGCTATGCTGAAATGCTTAAAGTTGCTAATGCTTTAAAGAATGCTACTGTTGATACCATTATTGATAATGGTAATGTAGGCAATGAACAAACAAAGGATTATATTAAGAAAACATATAGAAGTGGTAATGGTTATTCAAGATATAATTTAGTTGACACAAATTTTGAATCTATCAATGAAGAAATCGATAATGATAAGATTGGAGAATCATTAGTTCAATCCATTCAAAAATCATTGAGTGCTTCAAGTGTATATCGTAATGTGTCTATTGAAAGTGGGACAAGTCAATATGATAGTGCCACAACATTTGTTACTATGACAAGTAGTAACGATAAGGATAATATGTATGCTATCTATGATTGCGCAATTTCTACCTATGCTTCATTTATTGATAAGATTGATTGGCAAATAGGAAGTAGCATTTCAGATACACCTGATAGTATTAACATTATGATTAAAACAAGTAATACAGATAAAAGTTCAATTGTTTGTAGAATTGTTGACGGAAATCATGAAGCGAAACAATTACAAAATAGTGATGAACTTAATGGAACACTTAGAAATGTAATTGTTAAGTATATTAAAGATAACAATTTAACACAATCGAGTGAGGTTACAAGCGTGTTCAAATTCTTGACAGATAGTATTTCTACAGAATTGCTTTCTCTTGCTGATGGTAATGATACTATAAGTGACTGTAGCTCATTATTAGGTAATATGAGTATTAGTAATAATTTAAGCAATATTGGAACAGAGGATAATCTCGTGAAAAATATTACCAATGAAAAAATGAGAAAGATATTACTTAGATGCAATACATTTCAAAGTGCAAATTGGGGAACAATTTATAAAGGAAATGGTGGAATACCACAGATGTATAATGGTGAATATGTAATTTTACAATATAGTCCTGACCCCAATACATTCTGTGGATGTTGTACAAGCGGCCCTAAGACATGGTATAAGAGAGCAGGAATCAATTTAACATTCTGGTATGGAGGTTCAAAACCATATACATATCAAAATTCTAAGCAATTCTTAATGAAGAGCGGTATGGTTCCTGTTTATCATTGCACATTAGAAACACTTGATACCTTAAATGGCGATAGTGAAATATTTGCTTTAAGAGCTGGTGACATTTGTACGTTGTATCAAGGCGAAAATGGTGAAGGAAGTCAACATGGAATGATGTGGGATGGATATAATTGGAGAAGTGATTGCATTCAAACACATGGTAATTGTTATACAAAGACAGGCTCATCATTAGGAGATTATGCTGCTGTTATTTGGAGGCATCCTGATGTTCAAGAAGAAGGAAATAAAGTAGTAAAAATGAAAAATGCTTAACATTTTTGTTGTTTAGTTCAAATTTAATTAGTACGTTTGCAGCGAAGTTTAATCTTTAATTTTCTGCAAACGTATGCTTTTGTTTGGATATATACTTTCAGATGTTAAATATAATGATATGACTGATGACGTTATTAAGGTGGTTAATAACGAAGAAGATTGTACAAAGCAGGTTCCAAAATTAGTTGTAGGATTGGATAAAGCTAAGGAATATGCTAAATTTCATGGATTTGAATTTGATATATTAGAGCATACATATCCTAATGGAGATATGTGGACGTTTAAGAAAACGGAAAAGAGAGAATTTTACGAGGAAGATATAAAGAAATTTAAGGAAAAACTTATTACCTTAATATCTAATCAAGTTGAATACTATTATATAAATGTATATAACCTTAGATATAGCAAGATGAAAAAGCTATATTATATGTTATGCAATAATTCATTCAAGCGAGATAAGAATTATATTTTAATTGATAAAGATATGCTTTATTATCCTTTGGAATGTGGTAAGGTAATAGGAATATCATTCAATATATTAAAGTATATTCATATTGATAAGGAAAAGATTATTGCAAAGTGTAGAAAGAATTATTATAATAGAGTTATATTTTCATCCAATAAGAAACTATGGCAATTAAATAAATGGTTTAAAGGAAAGGAATATGTAATAGCAAGTTTATTAGTAAACAATCTAGAATAATATTCAACATTTTCTCGAAAAATTAAAATAATAGATATTTATATATTATAATATATGTAAGATAATGAAGAATTTACCTATTCATAGAGGCTTAAAGCAAATTAAGATGATTCATAAGCCTATCGCACCTAAATTAGTTGAAATAGATGAGTCTATCGAGGAATCTATTGTTGAGGAAGTTAAGGAAGAAGAAGCAGTAGTTGAAATAGTTTCAAAGAAATCCACAAAGAAACAGAAAGAAGATAAGGCTGAAACTGTAGAAGAAAATAATGAAATTAAAACGGAAGAATAATTATGGATACTAAGGAGAAGATTGAATTAGCAAATCAGATTTTGAATAATTCTGTACAGCAAGATGTTAAGATGCTGAAGACTGACAACAGCATTATTGAGCGTAAGATGAGTTCTATTATTCTTACAGAAGACAATAGAGAATTACTTCGTGACTAATATTTATATATTGTAATATACTATATAGTACAATGAATAAGAGAAATATTACAGAGCAAAGAAATAGAAGAATCCAACAGCATTTTGCAAGAATGGTGAATGAGGGTTATCTTTCAACGTCTTTGGAAGAAGCTGAAGATGATGACAATGATAACAATCAACCTGGTGGTGCTCCTGATATGGGTGGTGGTATGCCTCCTATGGGCGGTCAACAGCCAGGTGGCCCAGGTCAAGATGCTGGTGGTATGAATCCCGGAGGTGGGCCTGATGCAGGAGGTCCAGGCGGTATGCCACAAATTGATAATCAACAAGGTGGCGGTAATGCACAAGGTCCTGATTTTGGAAATGGTGGTGACAACATGCCTGATTTAGGCGGCCAAGATGGTGGAATGGGCGGTGATATGCCTGATTTCGGTGATGATGATTTAGACGATGAGGTAGAGGATGATGACGATGTTCTTGACCTTGATGATTTAACTGACGCACAAGAAAAACTTAATACTAAGCAAAATAGTTTAGGAAAAGACTTTGGTCAGTTAGATGGTAGAATTGAAAAGTTATTGTCTGCTGTTGAAACTATGAAAGATACTATTGACCATAATAATGCAGATATTACAGCATTAAAGGCTGAGTTACAAAAGAGAGTTCCAACAAATACGGAAAGATTAAATATGAGAAGTCTTGATTCTTATCCTTTTAATGTTAATCCAGTTGATTATTGGAAAAGAAAAGAGGCAGAAGGTATTTATAGTACAGGCTCTGATGAAGTTGATAAGCCAAAAGAATATACTATCACGAAAGATGATGTAGATAATTATAATGATAGTGAAATTGCAAATTCATTAGACCCGAATTTAAGACAAACAATGAAGGATATATTTAAAGGTTTTTAACTAAGAAATTAGTTGAGCAATTTAAAGGTTAATTATCCAGTAAATAAAATTTAATTTTTGCTTGAATGCAAGTAATTAAACAAGTATATTTGCACTGGAAATTTAAAAAGAGAACAAAAGGTTAGCCTTATTATAAGGCATTTAATATTAGGTATAATTAAATTTATTTGAAAGGTTATGATTAACATTAGTGCTGAGACGATTATTGCTCAGAAGGTTGCTAAGGAGCTTGCTGCAAAGGAAGCTGAGGAGAAGAGAAAACAGTTTAAGGACAAGGTTGAATTTGATGCAAGTCATTATTTGAATGACAGACTGGAAAAGGGTCAGGACACTAAGAAGATGAAGATTCGTCTGTTACCGTTCGCGCCTGAAGCTGGTGAAATGTCACCATTTTTCAAGGTTCATGTTCATGTAACTAAGATTAACGAGAATGGTGAGAAGAAGTGGAAGCGGTATATGTGTCCTGTTGGAATGGGTAAATCTGAGAAGTGCCCATTTTGTGAAGGCGCTGCTGAGGCTCATAAGAAGAAGTATTCTTGTGATGATGAAGCACTGAGAAAGCAGTACGGAGATATTGAGTTCTCTAATAAGTCTAAGGATTATTGGTTGGTACGTTGTATTGACCGTGCTCATGAAGAAGATGGTGTTAAGTTCTGGCGTTTCCCTGATAATAAGAAGGGTAAGGGCATCTATGATGAGGCTTATGCCTTGTTCCAGACTCGTAATGAAGGTGGTACCAATATCTTTGACCTTATGCAGGGTAAGGATTTGATTGTTACAATGACACGTCAGAAGGAATCAGGTAAAGAGACTACGGCTTATCATATTTCAGATGATGAGAATCGCACGCCACTTGCAAGTACTGAAGAGCAGATGAATGCTTGGATTTATGACAAGCTTACATGGGAAGATGTTTATCCTGTTAAGGATTATGACTATCTTTTTATTGCTGC